CCTACTTATCATTAATGATTAATGCAAATTACAATTCCTTATACACCAAGAAAGCAACAAGCATTCGTACATGAAAATATAGAAAAGTTTAGATACTCTTTACTCTGCATGCACAGACGTTGGGGTAAAAGTGTAATGTGTATCAATCACTTAATTAAGTGTGCGATGACTTCTAAAAATCATGCTCCAAGGTATGCCTATGTAGCACCGACTTATGGTCAAGCAAAAAAGATAGCTTTTGATTATTTAAAATATTATACAAAATCTATACCTGGAACAAAGTATAATGAGACAGAATTAAGAGCAGATTTTTTAAACGGAGCTAGAATAATGTTACTTAGCTCAGAAAATCCAGACAGTGTAAGAGGAATATATTTAGATGGCTGTATCATAGATGAGACTGCTCAAATAAATCCAAATCTGATTAATGAAGTTATAACTCCAGCTCTGTCTGACAGAAAAGGTTTTATGGTCCTTTGCGGAACTCCTAAAGGAATGGCGAATCTTTTTTATGACTATTACCAGAAGGCGCAATCTGATCCTAGATGGTTTCTTCATGTATCAAAAGCAAGCCAGACTAAAATTCTTGATGATGAAGAATTAGCATCAGCTCTTGCTGTAATGGGTTCTGAGAAGTACAGCCAAGAGTTCGAGTGTAGTTTTGTAGGAGCAATAAAAGGCTCAATATATGGTGATATTATTTCCTCTTTGGAGGACAAAAAGCAGATAACAAGAGTACCAGTTAATCCAGCTTATCCAATATCTACAGCATTTGACCTTGGTTTTAACGATAAAACAGCTGTGATTTTTTTTCAGCAAATAGGACACCAGATCCATATTGTGGATTACTATGAAAACAGTAATGAGGCTTTTCCACATTATGCAAAAGTTTTAAAAGAAAAAGATTATATTTACGAGCATCACTACGGACCACATGATTTAGAGCAAACAGAATTTGGATCAGGCAAAACTAAAAGAGAAGTTGCGTATCAGATGGGTATTAGATTTAGAGTTGTTCCAAAACTTTCTGTGGAAGAAGGAATACATGCAGTTAAAATGTTATTGCCTAGATGTTTAATTGATGTCGATAACTGCTCAAAATTAATAAATGCTTTAAGGCATTACCATAGGAAATATAACGACAGAGAAAGAATTTACTCTGCAAAACCAGTTCATTCCTGGGCGAGCCATGCTTGCGATGCGATGCGATATTTATCAGTCGGACTAAACGAACACAAATTTTCAAATATGAATAAACAACAAACACATGAACTTAACTACAAGGTATTATAATTATGGGATCAATTTTTAAAGCTCCAAAAATGCCACCTCCTCCACCAATCATTATGCCAGAACCAAAAGATGTTCCTGACTATGAAGATGAGGAAAGAAGAAAATTAGAACAGCAAAAGTTAGAAGATGCTGAAAAAAAAAGAACTGGCAGAAGATCTACTATTCTTACAGGAACTGGTTTAACAGATATTCCTGAAGAAAATATAGATCAAAAAACTTTATTAGGTGGATAATGTTTCAATATATAAAAAATATTTTTAAAAAAAAATCTAAACCAAAAGAAATTAAAATTAACAAAGAAGATATTTTAGTTTTAACTGAAGATGTAACTTACGAAAATGAAGTTAAGAAATCTCCAGTTCAAAAAGAAACTAAAGAAACTAAATCTTCATTAACATTCGGTAAATAATTATGGGTGGACATTCTCCAAGTAGCGATAGTGGAAGTGCAGATGCTCCAAATGTAAAAAGATCTACAGTAACAAAAGTTAGAGGTGAAGGTGGTGTTGTAGATTTTATTAAAAAAGGTGGAGTAACTGGTGCTTTAGTAAGAGGTGTTGGATCGGCATTAGAAAAAAATGCTAAAAAACATAACTTAGCCAGAAGAAAAAAACATATTGAAAAATACAACGCAACAGTTCCTCCTTCAGAAAGAATTAATATGACCAATGAAGAGATTACATCTAAAGAAGGTTTAAAAACTTTAAGAGAAACTACTGCTTACACAACAGATGCTGATACTCCTAAAGATAATGATGGACCTAAAGCAAACTCTCTTGTGCAGCCAAAAGTAGCCTCTCAAATGGATAATACTGATGTTAAATCAAAATTAATTATAGCAGATAAAACATCTCCAACTGCTATTGAAATGTCTGATGCGGAGAGAATGTTAAAAGTTAAAAGAGGTAGAAAAACAAAAACTGTTTTAACTAAAGATTACGAAGAAAAAGCAACATTAAGTAAAAAGGCTTTATTAGCATAATGCAATCACAAGAATTTAGAAATTTGGCTCGACAACTAAAAGACAACCTTTCAAGGTTAGCTGAGAAGAGATCCAACTGGGAAAACCACTGGCAAGAAGTCTCTGATTATATGCTGCCTAGAAAAGCAGAGATCACTAAAGAAAGAGCAAGAGGCGACAAACGAAATACACAAATTTATGACGCAACCGCTGTACATGCTTTAGAACTATTGGCTGCATCTCTACATGGAATGTTGACGAGTTCTGCCAATAAATGGTTTTCCTTAAGATTTAAAGAAACTGAACTTAATAATATAGATGAGGCTAAAGAGTGGTTAGAAGATGCAACAACTAGAATGTACGATGCAATCTCTAAATCTAATTTTCAACAAGAAATTTTTGAATGTTACTTTGATTTAATTTCATTCGGCACTGCTTGTTTAATGATAGAAGAAGATCAAGAGGACACTCTACTCTTTTCTGCTAGACATATTAAAGAAGTTTATATCCAAGAGAATAAACGAGGATATGTTGATACTATCTATAGAAAATTTAAAATGCCAGCTCAAGCTGTTGTTGATAAATTTGGTGCAGATAAAGTTTCAAAAGATGTAATAAATAAATTTAAAAAATCTCCATTTGAAGATATTATTTTAGTTCATGTTGTTAGACCAAGAATAGATTTTGATCCTAAAAAACAAGATAAACAAAACATGCCTTTTCAATCAATTTATTTTGAAGAGGAAAGTGGACATATAATAAGAATTTCTGGTTTTAAAGAAATGCCTTATGTCATTCCAAGATATTTAAAAGCATCTACAGAAACTTATGGAAGATCTCCAGGAATGAACTCTTTACCAGATGTTAAAGTTTTAAATAAGATGGTGGAACATTCTTTAAAAGCTGCTGCAAAAATGATCGATCCTCCTCTTCTTGTTAGTGACGATAGTATGCTTGCTCCAATAAGAATGTCGCCAGGATCTATAAATTTCTTTAGAGCTGGATCAAGAGAAAGTATTAGACCATTAGATATTAATTCTAATATCAATGTTACTTTAAGTAATGAAAATCAAAGAAGAGATGCTATTGCTAAAATGTTTCATGTTGATCAGTTATTAATTACTGAAAATAGAACCATGACAGCAACAGAAGTTTTACAAAGAAATGAAGAGAAGATGAGGATCTTAGGTCCTGTTCTTGGTAGATTACAAAGTGAATTATTATCTCCATTAATTATTAGAGTTTTTAATATAATGTTAAGACAAGGTTTGTTTCAACAAGCTCCTGATATGTTGCAACAACAAGAATTAAAAATTGAATATGTTTCTCCAATGGCTTTAGCTCAAAGATCTCAAGAGCTACAAGCATTAATGAGAGGATTAGAAATATTTGGATCTATGGCTCAAACACTTCCAGTTATGGATTATATTGATGATAATGGACTGGTTAAACAGATAATAGATATATTAGGAATACCAGCTAGTGTAATTAAATCAGACCAAGAAGTTCAACAAATTAGAGAAGAAAGAGCAGCCGAACAACAAGCAGCTATGGAGCAACAACAACAATTAGCTGAGACGCAAATGGCAAAAGATGCAGCTCCACTAGCAAAAGTAATTCAAGATGGACAACCACAATAAAGAAGTTGAGAAAAAATTAGCTCAACTTAGATCAGATTATAAAATAATTTTTGGATCTGATGAAGGCAAAAGAGTTTTAGACGACATCTCTAAAAGATGTCATGAGTTTAATACTACTCATGTTCAAAAAGATTCTCATGAAAGCGCATTCTTTGAAGGACAAAGATCAATCATGATTTTCATAAAAAGTATTTTAAAATCAAAATAACCAATAGGTAAATAAATGGAAAATCAGACAACTGCTCCTATAGAGCAATCTGAGCAACCGACAGATGTTGTTCAGAATACTGAGGCAACAGCTGAGGTAAAAGAGACTGTTCTTACAGAAGATCAGCCTAAAGAAAATTTTAAAGATAATATTCCAGAAGAATATAGAGAAGAAAAATCTTTAGAAAATATTAATAGCATGGATGACTTAGTTAAAAGTTTTCTTCATGCACAAAAACTTGTGGGTACAAATAAAATTCCTGTGCCAAACAAACATTCAACAGATGAAGACTGGCAAGAGGTATTTTCTAAACTTGGTGCTCCAGATAGTCCAGAAGGTTATCAATATAATCTTAAGGATCAAGAACTTGATCAAAACCAAGTACAAGAATTTAATAAAGCAGCTCACG